TATGTGGCCTGATCAATTCACATATTTTGATGATTTTAATCAGGGTGCGTTAGACGCAACACACAATTGGACTATCGTAAAAGATTCAGGTGCTACTGCAGCAGTTGCAGCAGATAGCTTAAATGGTGAAGTAAATTTAACTTCAGCAAACACTACTGATAACGATGGTGCATCAATACAAGCAAAACAAGAATCTTTTGCTCTACCTACAACAGCAGGTAATAAGCTTTATTTTGAAGCAAGAGTAAAAATTTCTGATGCTACACAAACTGATTTCTTAGTTGGTTTTACAGAAACTTTTGCTACCAATCCAGAAGCTGCATTACTATCTAGTAATGTTATTGGATTTGTAAAAGTTGATGGTAGTGCTATTGTAAAAGGAACTACTGAATCTGGTGATACTCAGACTTTAGTAGAATTTTCTGATACTACAAAATCAACAATGGAAAATGACACTTATGTAACATTAGGACTTGTAGCTACAAAAGGAACTACTACAGATAAAGTTGAATTTTATATCAACAGAACTAAAGTAGGTACTTCTACTACAAACATTCCAACAGCTAATATGAAAGTAATGGCTATGAGTGTTTCTGGTGATGCTACTGGACAAAAAGTTACTACAATTGATTACATTATGGCTGCAAAAGACAGAGATGTAAGTTACAGCTAATCACTATGGGTGAGGGGTAATATCCTCACCCTTAATTATTATGGCACCAAAATTTAAATTCAACAACGCATTAAGTTTAATAAACTTTATTTTTAGTCCTAAAGGAGACGATAAAGTCGACACACAAGCTGGAGGAAACGAACGGTTTGAAAGTCAAAAAGAGGGCGATACTACAAAGAAAAAACGTAACGATTTTTTTAAAAGAACATTAGCGGCGTCAGAAGCAGCTACAAGAAAACAATCAGAAGATCCAGAGATATTTAAAGGGCCTGCAGTTAATCTTAGTGGTAATCCATACGATTTATCTGCTGTTAAAATAAAAACTCCAGAACAACGAAACAGTCCTTTATTTGCAAGCTTAAATGATATACAATCTGGTAATTTAAAAATGTTAGGAGAAAAACAAGGACAAATTATGGGGTCTTTGTTTAATCTTCCAAAAACAGTTGTAAGGAGGTAAGATGATTTCAGATACTAGACAATCAACATTAACTGCTGATGGTCGTTTTCGAGAAGGTCATACAGGATCAGGTCCATTCATAGGTAGAGCTAGAGTGCACGGGGTTACTGCAAGACATGATGGAACAGCGGCGGCAGGAGTTATAAAACTTCATGATGGTACAGACGCAACTGGAACTGTTATTTATCATGGTCGCTTCGGAAAAGTTGAAGGCGATATGTTAGATCAATACATTCCAGGTGAAGGTCTTAGATTCAAAGTTGGCATATATGTTGATTTAACTAACTGTACTTCTGTAGAAATTTTATACAGCTAATGGCAGTTTCAGGCACTAAAACTTTTGCGTTATCTATTAACGATTGTATTCTAGAAGCTTTAGACAGAATTGGTGGAGGTCCATATCTTGGATACGACATAAAATCTGCGAGAAGAAGTCTAAATATAATGTTTACTGATTGGGCTAATAGAGGTTTAAATCAATGGACATTGCAAAAACAAACTTTGAATATGGTTGCAAATCAATCTTCTTATGATTTAGACGCAAGCACTGTTTCGATAGTAGATGTTTATGTTACAAGAGATTCTACAGATTTTGCTGTAAATGAAATATCTTTAACTGATTATAACGCATATCCTAATAAAGCTCAGACAGGTAGACCATCTCAATATTATTTACAAAAAAGTATGACGCCTAAATTATTTTTATTTCCTGCTCCAGAAAATAGCACTGATGTTATTACATATTGGAGAATAGCTAAAATAGATGATGTAACAGCTTCTACAGTTAGTGGAGTTGAACAAGATTTTGATGTACCTTCTCGTTTTTATGAAGCAATGATTTCTGGTCTTGCTTATTACATGAGTTTAAAAAGAGCAGGTATGGATCCTAACAGGTCGGTATACTTAAAACAGGAATATGAATTAGCTTTTCGTAGAGCACGAGATGCTGATTTAAATCAATCAATAAATATAGTTCCTAATTATGGTTACACCTTCGAGTAGAACAGCAAGAAAAGCTTCATCTGGTAAATATGCTAGAGGTAAATATGCTAGAGCTATTTCTGATAGAAGTGGATTAGAATATCCATATAAAGAAATGGTAAGAGAATGGACTGGAGCTTTAGTTCATATTTCTGAATTTGAACCTAAAAATCCTTTACTTGATCCAGTTTCTTATACAGATCCAGAAGCTTTAAAGAACGCTAGACCTCAAGCATCTCTTGCAGCAACTGGTGGAGTACCAGATCAAATTACTAACACTTTTCCTGGCACATTCGGTGAAACAGGAATATCATACCCTAAAATAAATACAGGAATAAAAGCAAATGCCAGTATTGGAACAGTCACAGTCGTCATCAGCTGAAGAATATAATTTTGAAGGCAAAACCATTATGGTTGGTACGCCTTGTTATGGTGGAATGATGCATGAATCTTACATGCACTGTTTTTTAAAAACATTAAAAGAAGCAGAAAAACAAGGATATAAATTACATTTGAATACTATGGGAAATGAAAGTTTAATAACTAGAGCTAGAAATACAATAGTATCTCAATTTATGGATCAAGACAATCTTACACATTTACTTTTTATTGATGCTGATATTGCATGGAAACCAGAAACTATTACTCGTATGTTAAAAGTAGATGAAGATGTAGTTGGTGCAATATATCCAAAAAAGACTATCGAGTGGAAAAATTTACCTAAATACATGAAAATGTATCCAGATGATTTAGACAATATGGAGCAAAAACTTATGGGATATAACATAAATTTTAAAGATCCTAGAAATATACCTATGTATCAAGGTGGTTTTGTAGAGGTATTAGACGCTGCTACGGGTTTTATGCTAATAAAAAAAGACGTATTTGTTCGTATGAAAGAAGCATATCCAGAGTTAAAGTATACATCAGACCAAATAATGAATGGTAAATCTTACAGTAGTGATAACTGTTACGCTTTTTTTGATACTTTAATAGACCCTGACAGTAAAAGATATTTAAGTGAAGATTATGGTTTTTGTCGTTTATGGCAAAAAATAGGCGGAAAAATCTATGCAGATGTAGTAAGTTCTTTAACACATTATGGAACGTATCATTTTAGAGGAAATATCTCGCATAAATTTGCAGAAAAGAGTAATATAGAGGATAGAGATGGCAACTAATTATACAACATTAAAGAGCGCAATACAGACTTGGATGCAGAACACAGGTACTGATTTTACAGCGCAATTAGATACATTTATTACAAATGCTCAACAAGAATTAGTTAGATTAATTGATCCAGAAGGCTTAACATTTAGAGCTTTTAGTACATTTGTTTCTGGTAATCAATTCTTAACAACTCCATCAAATACACTGGTTATAAAGAGTTTGCAATACATTTATAATAACGAAAGAGTTCTTATGGAAATGCAAACAGATGAATACATAAGAGAATACTGGCCTAATCCAACTTTAACTGGACTTCCTAAATATTTTGCTAATTACAACGATGGCAATATTTTAGTAGCCCCAACACCAAATTCAAACTATACTGTTTACATGGAATATATACAAAATGTTGCTGATTTAAATAATACAAATACTACTAATTATTTTACTAATCAGCTCTCTGATTTGTTATTGTATGCTTGTTTAGCACAAGCTTCAATTTTTACTAAGAATATGGAGGATTATGGTATATATAATCAAAAAGTTCTTGAAGGTGTAGCAACAGTTAATAACGAAGCTAGACGTAGAAGAAGAACAGATTACAGATTCCCTGCCAGCCCGGCTGGTACGGATACTTTAACAGGAAGCCAATAAGGAGGGTACTATGGCAATAGATCAAAAAATATGCACTGTATTCAAAGCTGATTTAATGAATACTGACGCTAATTTAGAAGCGAATACTCTAAAACTTGCTTTGTATA